AAAATACATTTTTAAAAATAAAAAAAAATAGAAGACTAGAAATAGTATATGAAAAAAAATCCGAAAACTTTAAACAATTAATATATCTATCATTAATAAACTTTCTAATTTAAATTTATAAACTTAAATTAAAAAAAATTACCCGTTTTTTCCCAATATATTTATATATTTAAATTATTAAATAAATTAATAAAAACATTTAATAATATTAGATAATGCAAGATTTCATAAATCACAATTTGTAAAAGATAATATAATAAATTCAAATAATAAAATAATATATTCTTTAGCATATAACCCTTCTCTCCTATAGAAAATTTGTTTAGTCAATTAAAAAATCATATTAAAAATAGAAGTCCAGTCAATTACGAACAATTAAAAAATGACTTAGACTATATTATAAAAAATAAAGTTTCTAAGAAACATTTAGAAAATTATTTTAATTATTTATTTATACAAGCCAATGATTTTATAAATAAATATGAAGAAAAAACTAAATAATTAAGTGTTCCGATTTTCAGTGAAAAAGGTGTAATATTATTTTTATAGTTAATGCTTGAAAAATTATTTTGCTACTTATTAAAAATTGATTTTAATTTATTATATAATACCTATAATATAAAAAGTTGATAGTGAATATAATGAGAATATTCTTTTATCTAATACTATTAAAATTAATCGAATCATATAAAATTATTGAACATCCATTAGAACCACGTTGTGCTTTTATTTACAGGGTAGATTTATCTAAAATAAATTTAAAAAAAAAAGAAATGTTATATAATACATTTGTAAAATATCCATTATTAATATTTAGAGATAATTTAGGTGACCAATTAAAACCCAAAGAATTTTTAGATTTTTTAACAATATTTGATAAAAATTATGATAAAGATTCAATTAAAAATTCAAATAAAATATTACAAAATTATAATAATTTAAATTGTGAACATGTAACAATAAAAGGAAATTGTGTAATAAATGAATTTAATGGTATTAAAAATATAAATATTAAAGTATTTGAAGGTTTTATTAATAATTATTTATGGCATACTGATTTATTAGGTACTGATAAATTACCAAGTGTAATAACTGGATTTTATATGTTAAAAGTACCATTAATTGGTGCAGAAACAGATTTTATTTCAGGAGAAAGAATATGGGAGAATATGACACCACAAATACAAAATGCATCAACAAATATTATTATAAATACAAACAAAATAAATTATGCATTTTATAATAAACAGATGCATTATTCTGGTTCATATAAATTAAATAATTATTATAAAAAAGATTCTAGTTTTGATAATAAAATACCTATTGTTTTTGCTCCCGATAATAATAAGAAAAATGAAAAACCAAGAATTTTATTATCTGCATCATTTTTTGAAAATATTGATGGATTACAAGAAGATGAATCAAATGAATGGATTAAAAACTTTATGATTAATCATGTATTACCTTATAGATTTAGTATTCAATGGAAAATTAATGATATTGCAATAATTTCAAATAGACGTTTTATTCATTCAAATACTCCAGCAATTAATTATTTAAAATTTAAAGAAAGTTCTGAAAGATTATTTTTACAATCATTTTTACCAACTAAACAACCATTAAAGGCTTATAAACCTAAATTTATTAATAGTAAAACACTATATGATATAAAATGGACAAATAATTTATCATCATCAAGATCTGCAATTAATTATGCAAATAAATTTGTTGAAAAATATAAAATTGATTCTAATAATCAATATGTTTTACAAACATTTTCTGATAATAAATAATTTTTTTTATTATCAAACTATTTTTATATTAAATTGAACATTCTTTAATAATTTTATCAAAAGAATTAAACATTTTTTCTTTTTTTAGAGCCATTTGAACTAAATATTCATCTGCAGTTTCATAAGAAATTTTATAGCCAAATACACTAATCCATCTTACAATCTCAACAATTCTTTCAGATTTAGGTAATTTAATATGAGAATCATATCTTATAGCTCTACCAATAATTTGATTTATTTTACTTTCATTCCAATGAGGTTCCATAATATGAATAGAACGTGTATTTTTTAAATCTAAACTTTCAGAACCTGCACTTGTAATTAATAATACATCTATATGTCTTTCATTATAATTATTAATAATTTTATTTCTTTTTTCTTCTGTTTGTTCTCCATAATATAATGCATATGATATTTTATTTTTATTTAAATGTATTGATAATGGTAATATTCCATTAGCTAAATAATTTGAATATACAATAATTGGTTTTGGATTTAATTTTATATAATTAAATATTGCAATAATTTTTGGAAAATCAGGAGAATTATTACAAGTGTTTGATAATTGTCTTGTAACATTTAAAAAATTATTCACTTTTCTTTTATCTAAAATAGAATAATCAATATGTTGAATATTATCTAAAGATAATATTTTTTTTAAATAATGTCTATATTCACTTATTTGAACATTTGACATATCTATTTTAATAAAAGTTGTAAAAGATTTTGGATAATGTGAATCATAAGATTTTTTATAATAACTTATTGTTCCCTCAATTCTTTCTTTTAAAGTATCAACAAAAGTAGGAGCTTCATATAAATCATCCCAAAAAAAAAATTTAAATTCTTTATTTGTTTCTGGTAAAACTTCATCTTTTTTAACAATATTTACTAATATAGATAAATCAGTTAAAGCATTATAAAATATTGTTCCTGTTAATAAAACTATTTTTTCTGCTTTTAAACATTCTGTAATTAAAATAGTTTGTAATTTTGTACCAGATCTTAAATGATGTGCTTCATCTATTATTACAGAACAATTTGAAAAACTTAATTTATTTTCCATAATTAAACTTATTGCTTTTTGATATGTTAAAATTTGGAAATATGATAAATCTAAATTTAATTTTTGTATATCATCTTTAAAATTTTTTCTTGATGCTTTTGTTGAAATAATTATAATTGGATACTTAAATTGATATACCATTGCTAATGATGTTATTGTTTTACCAGAACCCATTGAATGATATAATATTAAACCATAATGATTTTTTAACCAATTTACACATTTTATTTGATGTTCAAATAATTTTATTTTATTCATAATTTTAATCAAATAATATAAATTATTCTATATTAAAATTATTCAATATTAAAAACAATAATATTGAATAATATTAAATAATATTAAACACATATATTACAAAGTTCTAAACTATTATTAAATTTATAATAAGGAGATATAAAAAATCTGACATTTTTATATTCACAACTTTTTAAATCAAATGTTATATTTGAATTAAGATTTGCACATGCTACACTATATGGATAATATAAATATTCTGTTATATTATTATCAGGTGGTATATTATTTATTTGAAATTCTTCATAATGTGTTAATAAAGAAATTATATTATATTTAAAGTATAAAATTACTGCTTCACAACAAGTACATTTTTTTGCTTTTATAAGATTTGCATAAAAACTATGAGATTTATTACATTTATTAGTTACAGAAATAACAAAATTTCCATTTCTTAAATATATAACATTATTTTTAAAAACATTCCATGCATCTTCTTTATTTGTAGATATATCTAAACTACTATTAATAAAATATTCTTTTTTTAATTTAAAAATACAAATTTTATATTGAGAATTAGATGTACATTTATTACAAGATTTTAATATTCCAGGTATTGGACTAATATTTTCAATTTTATTTTCATTTTTTTTATTAATCCATGCACATTCTTGACAATAATATTTTGAATATTTACATTTATTATCTTTTTTAATGTATGTGTTTACTTTATCAAAAACAAATCCTACCGCATTTAAACAAGTTACCATATAATTTATATTTATATATAAACTATATATTATTTTTATAAATAACATAATAGTTATAAAACATAAATATTATGTTATTTATAAAAATAAAATAATTTTAAATTATAAAAATATTATAATTTAAATTATATGGAAAAAATAATAAGCGAACTAAAAATAATATTTAATTCTAAAATAAATGAAATATTAAATGAATATGCTAACATAAAAAATGAATTAGAATTAAAACAAAAATTAAATATAGAATTAAATGAAAAAAATATAAATCTACAACAAGAATTAAATAAATTATTAGAAGAAAAAAAAATTAAATCATCAAGTTTATTATGGGAAACAACACAAAATCAATTAAGAGAAAAAGATTTAATTATTGATAATCTCAAAAAAGATATTGAATTTTATAAAAGAAATTATGAATCTAAATTATATAATAAATTAAATAATAACACAGTAGAAAAAAAAGAATTAGAAGTAAAAGATAATTTAAATAATAATATTGATGAAAATGAAGAATTTGAAGTAAAAAATAATTTAAATAATAATATTAATGAAAATGAAGAAGAATTTGAAGTAAAAAATAATTTAAATTATAATATTAATGAAAATGAAGAAGAATTTGAAGTAAAAAATAATTTAAATTATAATATTAATGAAGATATAAAATTAGAACAACAAGTAGTAGAAGAAGATGATGAATTAATCAATTTAAATAAAAAAGATAAAAAAAAAAAAGATAAAAAAGATAAAAAAGATAAAAAAGAAAAACATCACAAAAAATATTAAATGATATATCCAAGATTTTTTAAAATTTACATTTAATAGATAATATATAATAATATTGATAAAACAAATATTAAAAGTTTTTTCCTTAAAAAAAAATATTATTATTATTATATTTTTATAATAATAATAATATGTTAATTTATTAAAGATTTCTTTATTTTTTTATTGTATTATTTTTGTTTTATTAATTAATTAATTTAGATAAGAAAAATATAATTTATTTTTTTAATTTATATTTTAATTTATCACATTGTTTAGATTTAATTTGTATTGTCATATCTGGATCATCAAAATTAAATAATTTAATATCTGGGTAAAGTATACAAACAGGTGGAAAAATATTGGATAAAATTTTTAATATAAATTTCAAAAATTTAAATATTATTCTATTAATAAATTTACTATACTCAATATATATAAACATTATTAATAATAATGTAATCATACCACCTATTAAATTTAAATATGTTAATCCAATTAAAATAACATTTTTACATAATCTTCTTGAATTAGTATTAACTGAATTATTTTGAAGTACAAGTAAAGATATAATAATTGAATCAAATAACATAAAATAATAAATAATATTTAATATAAATTTAGACCATACCCAACTAAATAAAAAAAATATAATTATAAATATACTTTTATTTAAATAAATAAATTTAATTAAATTAAAGAGTAAATTTGAATAATTATATTTTTTAAAATAGTGCAAAATAAATTTAAATAAAATTTCCCAATTTTTATTAAATTTATTAAAAAAAATAAAGTTATCAAAATAATTTGTTTTTTTTATATCTTTCATATTTTTAAATATATAATTATATTCGATAAAATAAAAACAAATTCAATTATATATAAAAAAATAATTATATAATAAGTATATGCCAGAAGGTCCTGAAATTACTTATTTATCTGTTTTATTAAAAAAAAAACTAGAATCCTATAATTTTAAAGAAATTATTTCTTATACAAAAAATCCACCATCAATACCTAAATTTAATGAAAAAATACATCCAATTATTAATATTGATTCTAAGGGTAAATTATTATGGTTTGTTATAACTGATAATAAAATAAATTATTATTTACATATTCATTTTGGATTAACAGGATGGATAGTATTTAATAAACCAGATTCAAATATTAAATTTGAATTTATTTTTGAAAATAAAAATTTGGATAATTTATTATACTTTTATATTGAAGATAAAAGAAGATTAAGTAAAATTAATTTTTATACAGAAAAAGAACATTTAAAAATTATTAATAAACTTGGTATTGATATTTTTAGTGATCAATTTACATATAATAATTTTATAAATATTATTAAAAAAAAAAATACTATTTTAGCATCATTTTTATTAAAGCAAGATTTAATTTGTGGCATTGGTAATTATATTAAAAATGAAGTTTTATATCTGGGAAAACTTAATGTAAAAATAAAAACAAATGAACTTAAAGATGAACAAATAAAAAAATTATATTATGATATATTATTTGTTGCTTATTCAAATTTAATTGAAATGCTAAAAAAATCAAAAATTAATAAATTTTTAAACATAGAGAAAAAAACTTTTATGCCTAAAATATTAGAAATTCCATATGAATATAAAATTTATGAAAAAGATTTTACATCTGATGGTAAAAAAATATTTAAAATAAATGTTGGAGGTAGAAATACTTATTGTATTAAAGAACAATGTTAATATTAAATTTTATTTTGATTAATAATATAAAGCATAATTATTTTTTTATTTAGAAATTTATATATATAAATTTCTATGAATGAATCTAATTATTATCAAAAATACTTGAAATATAAAATGAAATATTTAAATTTAAATTTAAACAAAAATTTAATAGTAGGTAAATTTATTACCATTAATTTAAATGATAATTTAAATGATGATTTAAATGAAGAAAATTTTAAATTTTTTGCAGAATCAATTGAAAAAGAAAATAAAGCTATTGGGGATGCCAAAATTTTTATAAGAAAAAATGAACCATTTGCAAGTATAATTATTCTTAAAAATGAATTACAAAATATGAAAATAAATAATCCAGATTTATATTGTAAAAAAAAAATATTATTATAAATCTTATAAAAATAAATGAAAAAAAAATTTGTAAATTTAATAAAAATGATAGGGAATGTATAATTAATTTAATTAATAAATCAAATAATATTTTTAATATAAATGGTTTAAGAATTACTTTTAAATTTGAAAATCCTTATGATGTTAAATCTTTAATTAATGGTTTTAACCCTGAACATTTATATATTTTAATGAAAGAATATAATTATTATATAAAAAATAAAAATATGAATATTATGTCTGCTAACTGTGATAAAATATACAAATATATACAATATTTTTCTCAAAACATACTTATTTATATTGAAAATAATAATACATATATTGGTTCAGTATTATATTGTATAAATTTAGAATTTAAAACAGTATTTTTTATTAGTATTTATAAATCAGTAATTAATAATTGTCAAACTTGTACAAATGATAATAAATTTGCAAAAAAATAATAATTAAATTAGAAGAAATAGCAAAATTAAATAATTGCACAAGATTAGCTACATTTTGTACAATTGGAGTAAATGGGATAAATTTTAAAATTAAATGGATTCACTGATGAATCTGATGAAATTAAAACAAAATTTGGCTTACTTGAAAAAAATTTAGTTTAAAAATATTATTTAATAACTATAATTACCAATCATTAAATAATCCACCATTTATTAAACATGATGAACTTATTTTATTATTAAAATTTACTATTTGATTTTTATCAATTAAATCTAATTTTTTATAATTTGATATAGAATTGTTCATTAAAATATTTAATATTTTCATTTTATTATTATTTATTCTTAATTTAATTAATTCTTCTTCAATATTATTATTTACTAAATTATATCTTTCATCATTTGCACCTTTTATTTTATCATCAATATATCCATTTTCATAAAATTTTATTTTTTTTTGATTTAATAAATCTTTAAAATGTACAATATTTTCACCAAATTTAATTGAAATTTTATAACAAAAGTTAAATTCAATTATATTTATTAATAAAATAATAATTATTATTTTAAACATTATATTGTTTATATTATAATATAACAACAGATTATTATTATTTCAATTTTTATTGTATATTACTCCTTTATAACTAAAAATTAAGACACTGAAGAAAATAATTTTATTATAATTCTATGTCTGAATCATAATTTAGTTCAGAATTAAAATTAGGTTCAGGATCAATATCAGTATTAGTATTAGTATCAGAATCAGAATCAGAATCAGAACTGATATAATTTATAGAATTATTATTAGATATTCTTGTATTTGATTCCCATAATCCAGATATTAAATTAATATCTAAATTTAAATCAGAATCATATTCATAATTATTAGTTTCATTTTGTAAAATTACAATATTTTCATAATTTACAAAACCATATGTTTCTAATTCAGTTTGATTATTTGAATTTTCATTATAAGTTTGTATATTTTCTGTTAAATAATTTCTACATTCTGGACATCTAAAAAAATTTGTGAGTTTATTAGTTTTATTATTTATTTCAATAAAATTTGTAAATAAATAATTAAAATAACATGATGAATGTAATAAATGATTACATCTTAATAATAAATTATCAGAATTTGTTATAGGATTTAAACAAATTGTACAATTAATTATTTCAAAATCATTATTTGAAATAGGATAATTTTTCCATAATTTTATTATTTCTAATTCTAATTCTATTCTTGTCATATTTTCTAAATTTATTGTATTTTCTAATAATTTTTTATTTATAATAAAATAATTATTTATTATAAATTTTAATTCATCACTTGAATAATTAATTAAATTTGGTTTTATTTTATTTTTAAATATATTATTTATGTTAATATTATTTTCCATTATTATATATAATAATCATATAATTAAATAATTTATAAATCATCTATTTCAATTTTAAAATCAATATATAAAATTATTCTATCTTCATTTGATTGATTATATGCATAATGTTCCCAAGTTGCATCAAAAACAATAATTTTTCCATTTTTCTCATTCATATAAATATAATCATTATTTGAATTTTTTATTATAAGTTTACATGTATTTTTTGGTATTGGTATTATTAAACCTAAATGCATTGCTAAAGAACCTGTAGATAATCCTGTAATATCAGTATGAGGTTGTAAAATACATCCACCATACATCCAACTAAAACCACATATATTAATATGTGTGCTAATATTATCTAATATTTTTATTGTTCTAGGACATTGTTTAATATTTTCATTAAATTTTTCTCCAAAATAATATAATCCATAATTTAACCATTCATAATTTCCTTTATCAGACTCTAATTTAGTTTCTGAATCATAATTCCATGATCTAATCCATCCATGTTTATTTTTAATACTATTAAAATATAATTTAGAATCATGCCAATCTTCTATTTTTCTTGAAATATTTAATTTAGGTGAGTTTTTCATTATTTCCATTGCTTCTTCTTGAATAATTTTCCAATTTTTTTGTAATTCTTTAAAAAATTTAAATTTTTTAGGATAAAAAAATATCTGAGAGTCAATTTGAGCTTGTTTTATTTCAATATTTAAATAATTTACAATATAATTATTAATCAAAAAATTAATTACTGATATTATTAAAATTGAAACTAATATAAGATTCCAACTTGAATATGTAAATACTATTGAAATAAATATATTATTTATTAAATCTTTAATTTTATAATATGAATTCCATGAATTTAATATTTTTTCTGGATTTTTTAAATCAGGTATATTTGGATAAGTAATTAATTTATAATTTAAATCAAAATTACTGAAATCAATTAAATTAACATAATAAATTGATTTTTCATATATATTTTTATTATCAATTTTAAATTTATTTTTTAAATTATTAAACCAATAACTTTGTTTATTAACTATTATATTTAAATTTGATAAATAAAAATTATCTAATTGTATTGATAAAAAAATATTTCCTAAATATATTTTATTTTGATATTCATTTATTGGTATTTTATTTATATCAATATTTTTTATTAAATCACAAATGAAAGAATTTGATTTATTTTTAATAATTATTATATCATCATTTAAAATAAAATTGTCAATTTTAAAAATTTCTGTTGATAAATTTTTACTATTTGTTTCTAACCAAAATATCATGTCATATTCAGACATAATATGATTTTCAATAAAAATATAATTTTCATAATTTAATAATTTTAATAAATTTATATTAATAAATATACCACCATATTCTTTTATTATTATATATTTTGCAAAATTTTCTCTTGATTTATTTAATATTAATCTTTTATAGTAAACTAAATAATTTGAATATTTTTTCTTAATTAAATCTAATATTAAATTATAATTCCATATAATAATATTTAAATTAGAAATATTTAACTTATATTTTGGTAAATTAATATCAGAATTATTATAAACTATAGTGTGTAAATTCATATCTTAATATAATATATAAAAATATTATATTCAAATTAAATAAACCAAATATTTTGTTAATACTTTTTATAAATTAAATATAAATCATAATATTATAACTAAATGAGTAACAAATTAAATTTTCATATAAATATTAAATCTTTAGATCCACAAATAGAAAATATAATTTATGAAAAAATAAATACTAATCCACCTGAATCTTATGCACAAATTAGTTCTTGTGAATTAGATAAAATATATAATATTATTATAAATAAATTTCCAAAAAATAAAACAGAATACTTTTCTAAACAAATTATTTCATCAATAAGAACAAATATAATGCGTAATTATATGATACAATCACATCATAAAATTATTAATAATAAAAATAAAATAATTAATGATTATAATAATAAAATTAACATAAAATCTTTAACAATTAAGTATGATATTTCTCCATTAAATTTATTGAGAATAATATTTAAAAAAATTTATAATAAAAAATTAACTTTTATTATAAAAAATATTTCAATGTTAACACCTTATGATAAAAACCAATTAGAATGGGCAATTAATAATGATTTTTATGCATTAATAAATCAAAATGAAATATTAATAAAATCCAATAAATTTGAACTTAATATTAAAAAAATTTTAGATAAACATGATATTAAATATAAAACTCAAAATGAATTATCTGATGAACAAATTAAAAAATCTGGTATTGCACTAATTACACCCGATTTTTTAATTTTATCTGATTTTTATATTAATGGAAAAAAAATTAATTGGATTGATGCAAAAAATTTTTTTGGTTCAAATATACAATATATTGTTCAAAAAATTAAATCTCAAACAAAAAAATATATAAATAAATGGGGTTATGGTTCTATTATATTTAATTTAGGATTTAGTTCAAAATTAAAATTTAATAATATATTATTAATTGATTATGAATCATTTAAAAATTTGGATAATTAATTTATAACATTTTACACTCTTGAAGATTTAAAATGCTGATTTTACTTAACAAAAAAATATTCAAGATTTGCTTGTTTCAAACTTCTTTCAAAACACTTAAATATATCACAAGTTTTAGTATAATTCGTATTATTTTCTAAATAATATTTAACCGCAGTAATTTTATAATCTTCACTTTTATGTTTAAACATTTAATATATAATTAATTATATATTAAAAAATTGGCATTTTAAATCTTCAAGGGTATAAATAACAATCAATAGATACTTCATAACTACAATATAAATTAATATTTAATTTGATTTCAAAATATATTGGACATTCAATTATATTTTTTAAATAATTTTTTTAAGTTCATTTAATAAATTTAATATATAATTTGTTCAATTTTCTATTTTAATTAATATATTAAATATTTCTAATGAATTATTTTTTGTTAGTATTTTTAATTTATTTTATGTATTAAAATTATCTAATAATCATTAAATAATATTTTACTACAAATTTATAATTATTTTCTTTATTTATGTAATATAAACTAAATAATATTTTAAATTTTTCATAAAATTCAATAGGACTAAAAATATAAGATATAAATACTTTTATTATAATAATTTATTATTATTTAATATAATCATTTAAATTTATGTAATATAAAATATAAATTACTTTGTTTAAATTTTAAATATATAATAGTAAAAAAAGATTCAATATTTATAAAATATTTTATGAACTTTATTTATTATGTTTAATAAATAATCTAATTTGTAAATAAATACTTATTTACAAATTTTCAAAATAACCTAATTAAAAACTAAAATTTTATTTAGAACAAAAAAAAGATTTTTAAATAAAAAAATAATTATGCTTTATATGTTCCTATTATAATATAATTTTTATCAAAATTTATATTGTTATTAAAATATGTATTTAAAATAAAATTAAATACAATTGTAAAGAATGTAAAGAATGTAAAGAATGTAAAAATTCTAATTGTTATTCTCATGATAAACAAAAAGAAAATTTGCAATGGTGCTAAATTATCTAAATTTAAATAGTGTGAAATAAAAGCAACTAAAAATATGACTAATATTGTGTATTTTGTTTTATTACACATTTTTCACTGAAAAATGGGACACTTAACAGTAAAAAAAATATAATTGCACCCATAAGGGCTTAATGACATTTGATACTATTATTTATACCAATAATAATAGGGTTGTCATCTTTTATTGTTCCTGGAAATTTTATACAAGCTGATGATTTTATAAATAAAAATAGTTAAATAACTGTCCCATTTTTCAGTGAAAAAAGTGTAATTATGTAGAAAATCATTATTTAGATTATACAAAATCATTCATTAATATGATATATTTTACTGAAGATACATATTTAGATATGATGATCAAACTAATGATAAAACAACTTAAACAAAAAAAATATTCATATGCATTGTTAAATTCTGAAAATAATTTATTTGATAAAAATACAATTAAAATTTTAAAATTGAATAATTTTGTTGGAGATGATTTTTTATTTTTAAATTTATAAATTTAAATTAATTAACAACTTGAATTATTAATAATTCAACTCAATTAACAACTTAAATCAACTTGAATCAACTTGAATTATTAATAATCAAAATTGAAACATATTATTTTTTATCTAAAATAATATATTATGAATTACAAAAAACATTATCATGTTAAACATTTAAACAATTAAACAATTATCAACTCATTGAGTTTGATAAAAATGATAACGAATTATTAAAAATAATTATAAAATATGGACATAGAAATTGTAAAAAAGATATAAAAAGACATTGGATTAAAAATAGTTTAGAAAATTGTGATAAAGGATTTGCATATTTTAATAATGAATTGATAGAAACAAAAAATGAAAATGGAAATATAATTACAACAGAAAAACATAGACCTTGTACTTTTATATGTTTAACATTTAATAGTAAAGAAGAAATATATTTATCATTAATTTGCAGTTTATATACAACAGAACATTTAGGAACAAAATTAATTAATGAAGCATTTAATTATTTAATAAATAACGGATATAAATTAATGTCATTAGATTCAATTACAGATAAAACAACAAAATTTTATTTAAATAAAGGTTTTAAAATTAAAAAAAACCAATTAAAAAATCAGATAATAATATAAATTATATGGTTAAAAAATTAATATAGTAATAAAGTTAATGAAAAATTTTTACAGCAAGGTCAATTTAAAATGAGACAAAAATTAATCCTTGTATTTTTTTGGTTTTTTATGTAATCTATTGTTTAAATTTTCTGTCTTGGCTTTTAATTTATTTTTATCATAAGCATTATAAAAATAATTTTCATAATGTTCTTTTTTTATATTTTTAATTCCA